TTGCTGCCTTATCCGCAATATCATATAATGTTTTATCAAACTTCTTACGTACCTCAGTCATTATCTTCCTCCATAAAGGGATTGTCAATCTGTGTCATGCGACCAGTAACATTATCATAGTGCAGGTGAGTTGCAACTCCTGTGTCGCCTGTGTACCTGTTCTTAAGGACACGGATGGTGGTGGTGTTAGCTTCGATGGCATCGTCTGCCTGTTGGTTACGCTCCAAGGCTATCACACTATCAGACAGGTGTGCAATAGATGCAGAGCCACGCAGATGCGACAGGGTAACTTCCCTGCCATTCTCATGACCATTGTCACCGGATGGGCGACGTAGGTGGCTGACCAACAGCAGGGCGATACCTGTCTCCTCAACAAGCTGACGTAACTTGGTCATCAGGATATCAATAGACTTTCGCTCATCACCATTATCTTCTTGTCCAGATACAAGGATAGAAAGATGATCCAGAAAGACCCACTTACAGTCAAGTGCTTTTGCCATGTACCTGATCCTGCTAAGGATTTCGTCGTTCTCCATGCTACCAAAATGATCAAAGGCAAAGAACCTGCCGCTGCCTATGGTACTGTCCTGCCACGCACTTAACTGCTCCTGTGTATATTGCTTGCGGATCTCATTGATATAGAGCCTTGCGTTGGCCTCAACACTCATGATATTAAATGCTGTGTTACGGGTGTTCTCTTCCAGAGCCAGCACACCAATATTATCCTCAGTATTTTTCATGATATGATGCATAAGCTCACGCATGACACTGCTCTTGCCCATCCCGGCACCGGAGGTGAACGTGACAAGCTCCCCTGTCCTCATACCATAGGTCTTCTCATTCAGGCCCGACCAAGGATATGGACATGTCTGGTTGACTGCCTCATCGTACAGTGATGCACCAAGATCAGCAAGATTGATAATACCTGCCGGGGTATAGGTACGTGCGCTCCACCATGACTGTGTAAACTTCTCACGCTGACCCATCTTAAGATATTCATTAGCATCTTTAAGCTCAAGGTCCATGATCTTGCACTTGTTTGGCTCGAAGAGTTTGGCAACCTGCTGCGCCGCCTCCTTACCCTGCTTATCATTATCAAAACACAGCACCACAGTGTCAAACTTATTAAGGTATTCCAGTGACTGCTTACAGTTCTTCAGCGCAGAGGCAGCACCATTCTTGATGGACACCGCAGGCCACTTCGATCCCATAAGTTCATAAGCACTCATAGCATCTATCTCCCCCTCACAGATGGTAATAAACTTACCACCCTGACCGAAGATGTGCTGACCAAACAACCCACACTCCGACAGGTTCCCCTCAGACCAGAACTGTTTGTCACTGGTACGGCGGAACTTTGAGGCAATATGATTTGAATTATTATCATAGTACATATACATATGCTGATCAATCAGGGTTCCAGTCTTCATGACCGTTACACTATATTTCTTACATGTTGCAAGCGCAATCTTGCGATCAGGGATGTCTGAAAAGATAAAGTTAGACTTAGCTTTATTCATAGGAATGACCTGAGTTTGATGGGTATCCATGTTATCTCCGTGTATATGTGTTTCACAACTGTAGCAATGCCCATGTCCATCTGGATAGGTGGCGTAAGCATTACTGGAGGGGCAATAAGGACACGGCCCCATTTTAGCCGACTGACTTTCCATTTATATCTCCATATTAATTAAGCCTTAGTAGTATCGTTACACTACTACTACTAAGACTTAATTAAGTTTATAACTTACCTTTGCTCATCTGCATGTATTCATTGCAGAGTTCTTTTCTAAGAGAGACTATATTCTTTTCTATCAGAATAAGAGATTCAATTTTATCTACCCTTTCCATGTTAATCCAAGGCTCTTTAAATCCTAGCTGTAGAGCTTGGTTTTCTGTTGTACTATATATTTCCAGTAGGACATTCATAACTTCAGACTCTTTCAATTTTATAAAGTTTAGCAGGGTCTTCTCCAAGATGTCGTGTGAGACTGGTTCTGTTTTGAATTTCTTCTTCTGCCTCCTTCTTTGTAGAAAATTGTTTAATAACAACATTGGAATACTCCTTCTTCAGGACTACTTGCCACATAGTGCTGCCCAAGATACCGGGAAAAGTTTTAACATATGATCCTCTATTTCTTTGGCAACATGTTGTGTCTCAAGCTGGGCATCAGGCTTGTTGCGAAGCTTACATACCCTTGCGAATGCCGCCATTGTACCAGACCAGTACCACTCTGTCAACATACTTTGTGGCAACACTGCCCGTGCCTGTTCAGGACACACACCCAACCCCAGTAGATTTTTATATACCTCCAGTGCATGATGGTGTGCGTATTTAAGCATATCATCGGCCAGATGTTGTGAAGCTATACCCTCAGAACTTGACCCCTGTTTTTTATCTGTGGCTGTGGCTCGCCACATATCAGGCTTCCAGAACTCAGGTTCACTGTCCACGTAGCGACGGCTTACCTCATTCCAGACAAGACCTACCTGATGCTTGATCAACTGACGTGCCACAAAGACAGGTGCCTTGATCCTGAACTGTGCTGAGCAGTGGGCAAAGGGCGTCCAATGATTGTGCTTGGCAAGATATTTTATCAGTTTAATATCTTTCTCAGCTAAGCTGCCAGCTACCGTGCCGGTATAAGTAATACCCTCCCACTCATGTCCAGTCACCGTAGCGGTGAAGGGAATGGCCTCCCACTCAGATTCTTTGTCGAAGCTGACCCGTGCTGCGTTGACCACAGTAAGATCATCTCCCATATGATTTATAAGATCAACAGTCATCAAAAGAATCTTCCCACAGTGTATCTATGAAGGAAGACCTATCCTCCATCACCTCGTTAACCTCTTTGGTGGCTAATTTCTTTGCCTCCTTATGATCATAACCTTCATTAAGATAGTCCCTGATAAGGTCACGTAACATTCCATTACGTTCCTTCTGCCATAGGTTTTGCGCCATCAGTCCAAGTCCTCTAAATCTTCAAAAAACTTATTAATATCTTCCTCATCATGTGTATCATAGCCCGAGTCTTTCATCAAGTCCCATAGTTCTTTAGAGTATCCCATTGATTTTCTCAGTGTCTCTTCTTTTTGTATACGATACCAATTAAAGTCATATATCTTGGTCATTATTCCACCCATATATTTCTTTCTGAGAGAAGAATATTAGAACTATTCTGTTCAGATTCTGATAACTCTTTTCTAAGTTTCTTAATAGTAGTTTCTTGTTCTTCTACTATTTGTTTAAGTTTAAAGATATGTTTTCTTAGGATAGTAAGTTCATTACTTATTACCACTATTATACACCCCTCTATCTCCTATGTCAACATAAAAGATATGGTTACCCACCTGCCCCACCCTCTCAAAGTCTTCGGTCAGTGTCCAGTAGGGCCGCACATATGTGGCATGGTAGTGGGTTGATCCATCTGTGTTGTCCAGTATGACACCCTCCATGGATAGTTCAGCAATGGAGACGGCTGTCTTATACGCCCTTATGTTGGCTATTGTCTCTGGCTTTCCATCACACCAGTAGCTGAACATGCAGCGATGCCTTACAGGCTTACCCCTCCTGTACCTGCCCTGATGAACAACCTGACATATTGTCCCCGGATATCTGTCATCTCTAACTCTTTCTAAAATGACGTTTGCTACCGCAAGTTGTGCTGTAAAAGTTTCTGATCTGGCCTCAAAGTATATAGCCTCGGCAAGACAAGCCCGCTCATCTGCCTTGGCTGGTCGAACATAGAAGATTATCATAATCACAAGAAGTGCTACGATAATAACATTATATTTTTTTTTCATTGGATGTTTTCAATTTTTATATTAAAGGGAAAGCCTCCCCGAAGTTCTCTGATTCCATATAACATAAGATATTCTTGAGCATCCCTATAAGTATCAAATATATGTATTTCTTCATCTGTTAACGATATCATCACATCAATATTATTCAAGTCCCTGACTTGGGGTGTCTCGGATTGTGTAATTATAAATCCCATATCATACTCCTAAAATTCTTAGTATAACGAATATTATATTATCGTAGTACATTATTATCTCCCCTGTCCTCTATATTTTTTAAAGTTACGTCTCTTTTGTTTATTAGTTGGGCGAGACTGCGGGCTGCACCCAATGGAGGTACGTTTCCGTACCCGTTGTTTTGTTGTGTCATGTTTAAAGTCTGACTGTCTTGCCATTATACTGTTTCCAACTCCTTCCATGCCGCTGATGCCAGCATCTTCCGTACCTTATCCTCACGGCTGACCACAGTATTAGCATTAGCTACCTTAAGTTTACTACCAACATGCGTTGACCATGAGGTGGCTGCCTGATAGGCCGTCCAGAGTGTACCCTCACTACGCTGGGCGTACTTCTCATAATTACCACGCCCAATCAGGTGACGGTTCTCTTCATCGAACGTCTTCATCAGATTAGAAAGCATAACCTTGTTAGCCACCTCCTCACGCTTAACATTATCCAGCCGCTTTGCCAGAGTTTTGGAAAAGAGATCTATGACGGTATCTCGGGACACCGAAGTATTATACCATGACTTCATATTTTCCAGACTTTCCCCTGAGATAAACTCAGATGCAATCCTGATCTTTGATGCAAAGCTGGGCACAGAGAACTTCTTGGAGTGACGGGCATATACATAGGCCAGCTTGTTACCATCAACCAGAGTATTATAACATGCCCAGCGGAAGAAACCCATCATCCCATTGTTAGCCCATGTCCTGTTGTGGCTGGTACGGAACTTAAACTGTGGAATAATCCAGTCGTTGTTTCCATCCACGGTTGCACCATGGGCGGTGAACTTGGCGGTCAATTCAAGCTGCTCACCCTTGCCAATGACGTTGGTTATGAACTCAGCATCACTGAGGTCAACACCGGCCATGCGG